GACCTTCTACAGCATCGGCGGATCCCTCGATCTCGCCCTGCTCGACGCCCGCGTGACCGCTCTGATCAACGCCATCGCGGCGGCGATACCGTAACGCAGTCGTAGTGTCCCCGGAAAATGGGGGGTCGGGTTTTAATAACCAATAAATAATACATTTCGCCATAAAATGACCCCCCTCTGAAAAAGAATATTTAAATTCTTTACCTACAAGACAAGCACGATATAAAGAATGGCGTAGAACAAAAAGAACACCATGTCCCATAATTTCATGGTGTAGTGGCTGTAAAAATTATCTTCCAATTACTAATTTCACACTACTTGAACCATCAAGTATTCATGGTAAAAAGACAATTTTAAAAGAAAAACGCTGTTCTTTATGTTCAAATTGCGAGTCAATAAATCATAAACAACTATCGGATGTTGAACGACTTCTCTATTCGGCCAAAAAGCGGGCAAAGGAAAAAAATATCGATTTTAATCTTACATCGGATGATATTTCTATTCCAGAGTATTGTCCAGCCCTAGGCATAAAACTCCAATCGGTACAGGGAGTTACTGGATCTGACTATTCTCCTAGTCTTGATCGAATAGATAACTCAAAAGGATATGTTAAAGGTAACGTTGCCGTAATTTCTTTTAGGGCGAATACATTAAAAAATTCGGCCACGTCCGAGGAACTCAGAACCCATGGTCATAAAAACAGCACAAAAACCAATAAACAAAGAAAAGTTCCATTAAACGAAAGATCTAAACAGGTCCTAGAAGAAATGCGAACACTTGTTTTAGACTCCCCGGATGATTATATTTTCCCATGGAATCGCTACACCTTTCAGTCGTTTTTTAGGGACAAAATTGATGTTCTTTATAATGCTGGTTTGGTCAAAGAACGTTATCGACCTTATGATCTAAGACACGTAGCAATTTCTAGATGGTTAGAGGCCGGAATTCCAGTTACCCAGGCAGCCCAATGGGCCGGAAATACAAGTGAAGTAATTTGGAAATTTTATGCCGGTGTTACTCAAGATTTTGAGATGCCGGTTCTCTAGTTTTTAACATTATAAACTCCTAGGTCCACTGAAAAGTGGGCCTTTTTTAATGTCTAAGACCCATTATTTCTAAATAGCTAATAATACTATATTAAAAAATAATGGCGCATAGACCTGTTGGAAGTGGTTCATCTGTTGCAATTGCATCTGGGGCCGCATCAACCTCTTCTCCTTTTTCTGTTTATTCAGATACCCTAAGAGTTGTTGCGGTTTCTGCTGGGGTATTTGTAAAGATCGATTCAGAACCACTATCCACTTCTTCTGATTATTACGTCCCGGCCAATTCTTCTGCGACTCTTGCGTTATCTCCTGCATCACAAAGAGTAGCCGGAATTACAACCGGAGCAACAACAATCATTGATTTTCCAAGTGGAACCGGTTCTCCATTTGATCAAGGCGATTACGTTTCTCTCAATTGCCCTAATCAACCTTTTTATAATTTTACACATAAACAGGTATTATCAGTAAACAACACTGCAGATGTAAGTGGTTATTTTTCAACAAGAATAACCGTTAATAATAATTCATCCGGTATTGTAACTGCCTTTAGTGATTATGGCGATATGAGGAAGTCACTAAAAGTTGGAACTTTTGGTACTGGTGCAGGAACACTTTATTATCAACAAGTTCAAATTTCAGGAGACGCATAAAATGAAACTAATCATCGAAGAAGCCGAATCAGTAAAATACATTACTGAAAAAGTAAACGGTAAAAATGCCCTTTTTATTGAGGGTAATTTCCTTATGGGCAATAACCCCAATAGAAACAATAGGGTTTATCCAATGGAAATCCTAAGGGAGGCCGTAAAGACCTACACCGATAATTTTATTAATTCTAAACGATCTCTTGGTGAACTGAATCATAATTCAGTCCCAGGTGTCGATCTAACCAAAGTATCCCATATGATTACTTCCCTTAAAGAGAATGGTAATTATTTTTATGGTAAGGCCAGGATTCTTAATACCCCAATGGGTAAAATTGCCCAGGGTCTTATTGATGAGGGTGTTGTTCTTGGTGTTAGTTCACGGGCTCTGGGTAGTGTAAAACCCACTAACGAAGGGTATTCAGTCGTCGGTCCTGATCTCGTTATTAATTGTGTTGATATTGTCCATGATCCGTCTGTTGGTGCCGCCGCCTTTGTCAATGGCATTTATGAGGGCAAAGAGTGGATTTATGATTCCGCAAAGCAGGAATACGTTGCAATGAATATTAAAAACAAGATTGAACGTGATGTGGTTAGCAAAAGATTATCCGAAGAGCGGATGATTATGCATTTTGAGAATTACTTGAACATGCTTTGAGTATAAATAGATTATGAAAGTAAAACTTTTCTAAATAATAATAGAGTAATACACACTGTTAAGGAGACTTTTAAATGGCTCGCAAGCAACAACTAGATGAAATGGAAGCAAAGAACCCTCAGTCCAAGACTAAGGTTAATGCAAGTGCCAAACCTGGCGATCCAATGCCAAAGCTAACCACTGGTATTCCTGATGGTCAGACTGGTAGTTGGGAAGATCTTGGAGGTCCTACCCCAGAAAATGCCAAGCCCGATGACGATAGCGCAAAGCTAAAAGATCCGGCTGCAAACATTCAACGAGTAGCCAATATTATCCGTGGCCGTAAAGGTTCCCAGGAAGGTGATCAGACTACTCCTAAGATGAATCTTCCTGAAGAGGATGAGCAAGACGAAGACGATCTAGTAGTCGAAGATGCTTCTGAAGAAGATGAAGAAGTAGTAGTCGAAGACGAGTCTGAGGTTGAAGAAACCGAAGAAGACGAAGACGAGGAAGATTTCGACATCCAAGAAGACGTTGAGGCTCTTGTTGGTGGCGAAGATCTTTCTGAAGAGTTCAAAGAAAAGGCCAAGACCATCTTTGAGGCCGCTCTTCGCTCTAAGGTCTCCGAAATTAAAGAATCTCTTGAAGAGCAGTATAACGCGGCTCTCCAAGAAGAAGTTCAGGCCATTGCCGAAGAACTTCAAGAACGTGCTGATTCCTACCTTGAATATGTTGCAGAAGAGTGGATGCATGAGAATCAGCTCGCCGTCACTCGCGGTATTAAGGAAGAACTCACTGAGAGCTTCCTTGTAAATCTCAAGGGACTTTTTGAACAACATTATGTATCAATGCCAGATGAAAAATACGATGTCCTTGAGAATATGGTGAAAAAACTAGATGAAATGGAAGATAAACTCAACGAGCAACTTGACAAGAATATCCAACTAAACAAGCGTCTCTGTGAGGCGGTTGCCGAAGGTATTTTTGACGATGTAGCTGATGGCCTAGCCGCCACTCAGAAGGAAAAGCTCGCCTCACTTGCCGAAAGTGTTGAGTTTGAAAGTGAAAATTCTTATCGTGAAAAACTAGAGACCCTACGGGAATCATATTTCCCTGTAACTTATGTCTCTTCAATTGCACAGCCTGAAGTGCTCACTGAAGACACCGAATACGTTGCGAATGAGTCCTACTCAAACTCAATGAATCAGTATCTCAAAGCGGCTTCACTGCTTGCTAATAATTGATTTCAATATTAAATCAAACCCAAACTTTAAACTCTAAAAGGTAACGCAAATGTCCGAAATTAACGAACAACATCTGCAGGAAAAGTGGGCGCCTCTTCTGAACTTTGACGGCCTTGATCCCATCAAGGATGCTCATCGTCGGAAGGTAACCGCTATTCTGCTAGAGAACCAAGAAAAAGAACTCCGTGAGACCAATGCTTTCAATAATGGTCTCCTTATGGAAACTACCCTAGGCAACGCCCCTGGCGCTTCTGGTGGTTTCAGTGGCTCTGCCGCTGCTGGTGGTCCAGTAGCCGGTTTCGACCCAATCCTAATCAGCCTGATTCGTCGGGCCATGCCTAATCTGGTTGCTTATGATCTTGCTGGCGTACAGCCCCTGACTGGTCCTACTGGTCTTATCTTCGCCATGCGCTCTCGCTATAATAGCCAGACTGGTACTGAGACTTTCTACAATGAAGTTGATACTTCATTCTCTGGTCAAAACAGTGGTCGTAGCCTAACCGCCGGTATTAGCTCTGCTGCTTCTGGTCTAGGTACTACTGCTGGTCAGCAAGGCACCAACCCTGGTCTACTCAACCCAACCGGTTCCGCTGATCAGGCTGCTTATAACCTCGGTCAAGGTATGGTAACTGGTGACGCCGAAAACCTTGGTAACGGCGATAACAACCAGTTCAACGAAATGAGCTTCTCTATTGAGAAAGTTCTTGTTGAAGCAAAGAGCCGTGCGCTGCGTGCTGAGTACACCCTAGAGCTTGCCCAGGACCTCAAGGCCATTCACGGTCTTTCTGCAGAGGCCGAGCTGGCTAACATTCTGTCTACCGAAATTCTGGCCGAAATGAACCGCGAGGTTATTCGTACCATTTATAAGGTGGCCGAACAGGGTGCAGCCGTAAATACCGCAACTCCTGGTGTATTCGACCTTGATATCGACTCTAACGGTCGTTGGTCCGTTGAGAAGTTTAAGGGTCTTCTTTTCCAAATCGAGCGCGATGCAAACGCTATCGCCCAGCGTACTCGTCGCGGGAAGGGTAACGTAATCATGTGCTCCGCTGACGTAGCCTCTGCGCTAACCATGGCCGGTGTACTCGATTATACTCCCGCTCTTAATGCTAACCTGAACGTAGATGATACTGGCAATACTTTTGCTGGTGTTCTTATGGGTAAGTATCGCGTCTTTATCGATCCTTATTCTGCCAACGTTAATGCTACTCAGTATTATGTTGTTGGTTATAAAGGTTCTAATGCATTCGACTTCGGGCTGGCATATTGTCCATATATTCCACTCCAAATGGTTCGTGCTGTAGATCCTAAGACCTATCAGCCTTCCATCGGATTTAAGACTCGTTATGGTATGGTGGCAAACCCCTTTGCTGAAGGCGAAACCAAGGGTCTAGGTGCTCTTAAGATTAATAGCAACCGCTATTATCGTCGCGTAGCCATCAAAAATCTAAGCTGATACCTTAAATTTAATCCAAAAACGTGTTACAATAGGGCAGGCAACTGCCCTTTTTTTATAAATTACAAAATAAACTATGACAATCAATAAATTCTATACTTATGCATATCTACGTGAAGATAAAACTCCTTACTATATTGGTAAAGGAAAGGATAGAAGAGCATATAGAAAACACAAAAATGTTAAAGTGCCAAAAAATATAAATTTAATTATAATTTTAAAAAATAATTTAACTGAAAAAGAAGCATTTAAACATGAAGCCTACATGATTGCGATTTTAGGTAGAATAGATAATGGTACGGGAATTTTAGAAAATAAAACAAATGGGGGAGAAGGATGCCCTGGTTATATCTATACTGAAGAATACAGGAAAAAATTAAGTGAAAATATTAAAGGGGAAAATAATCCATTTTATGGGAGAAAACATACTGATGAGACTAAGCAAAAAATAAGAGAATTAAATATCGGAAAAAAACTTCTAGAAGAAACAAAAGAAAAAATAAAAAAATCAATGACTGGAGAAAATAATCCGAATTATGGTAAAAGGGGTAAAAAACATACAGAAGGGTGGAAAAAAAATCATAGTGATGCAATGAGTGGAGAAAAAAATCCATTTTATGGCCAAAAACACACCGAAGAAAATAAGAAAAAAATGAGTGAGAAAAAACGTGGTCCAAACCATCGTAGCGCAAAAAAATATATTCTTACTAATCCTGAAGGACTAGAATATGTTGTCATTGGAGAGTTAGAAATATTTTGCAAGAAAAATCAAATTTCCTATAGTACTATGAGATTAGCCGCACAAAAGAAACAAACAACTCCAAGAAGTAATGGTTGGAGTATTAGAGAATTAATTATTACTGAGCCCGTAACATAAACTCCCACAATCCCAGATTTTCTCATAACCCATCTCACGCGCCTTCTCATACTCGGTGCAATCATAAGCCCCAATAAACTTCTTCTGGAACCTCATGCGGTTATAACGCCTCAAACAACTACTATCAACATAAAAATAAGAAGGCCCATTAACCCTGATTAATTCAAACCCATTCTTCCCATAAACATCACCACACGATATGCGTCTATCAGCATAACTAACAACAGAGCCGCCATAAAAACCAATAAAATACTTCAACAACTTACTAAACCCACCAACAATAGTATAACCACCTAGACACGAAAACCTGGATAATTCCCAGTCAAAATTCTTATTAAATCTAGAACCGCAGAAAGTCATTACCGCAACCAAATTACCCTCATAAAAAAGACCCAGTTTTACCTTACTTTTGTCTTCTCCTTGGATATGATTTTGATTTAAAAAAGAATTCTTCTCAGAAACACTAATTTCCTTAATAGAACATTTTCTACCATAAATTCTCTCATTTAGACTCAACTTACTTTTTATAATATTTTTAACAATATCTTCTTTAAACTTCCATTCATCACTAAAAAACTGCAATAACTGAATACCCTGCTTTTCACATTTAATAGTTTTTTGTAAGTGATAATTTCTTCCTTTAATAAGACCCTCTTTTTCTTCCCATGGCCTATAAAGATGCGAATAGAGCCCATTATACTCAATGGCCAAATTTTTCTCTGGTATAAAAATATCTAATTCCTTGCCATTAAGAATAGACCTATTTGACTGCTGAATATCGCCTTTATAAACACCACTCAACCAATTAAAAAGACTATTCTCCTCTTTAGAGATCTTCTTAATTTTCCGTTCATAAAAATTACTAGGTCTTGCCTGGATTTCATGAACCGACATCCACCTAGATACGGTTCCTTTTGTCGTATTAAGATTTTCGGCTATTTGTTCGGTGGTTAGTCCTGATTCATAAAGATCTGATAATTCTTCTCTTGATTGCAAGATCTTATTGGCATTAACGTTTCTTTGCCTTGCATCAAACAGATCATTAAGGCCAAATTCTTTTAGTTTGTTTCTGATTGACACCTCTCCAATCTTTAGATCTTTTGAGATTTGTTCTACTGATTTTTGGAGAACAATTCTTTGGTGGTATAATTCCTCTTTGGTGATACTAGGGGTTTTATTTTTTAATGCGTGATCGTTATTGAAGAACTTTCTAAATCCTTGTTCTGGATTTGTTTGGTTAAGGGCTGCCGGTAGACCGCAGCCACACTCGCAAAGAGGAGGAGTGGTTATCTTGTTTAAAAGAATGTAGACCCTGTGCTTGTTTCTTACTTTAGTATAATGAGCGTCTAAAAAGGACGTTTTCTCTTCTAGGTTTTTGATAAACTCTTGATTTTTTGTTAGCCTTATAAATAGGGCAGGATCGGTCCATGAGTTCTGGAGTAGTTTTTGAAAATCGTCCATAAATAGTAAAAAGTCTTTGTAATATGCCGAATTTTCCTTATGCTCAACCTACGCAAAACCAAGTAGAAAACAGAAACTTCCTCCAGCCAACCCAGTTTTTGTTTACCCTGAATAAGGCACCCAAGGTCTCGTTTTATTCTAACACATCCAACATTCCATCGATGACCTTGGGTCTAGCCGATTTTCCGACGCCTTTTAGGGACATCGCAGAACCAGGAGATAAAATAACATTTGAAGATTTTAACCTTAGATTTTTGGTTGATGAGGACCTTGAGAATTATTTAGAGATTTATAAATGGCTAAAAGGTCTTGGATATCCAGAAAGTTTAGACCAGATTTATGAATTGCAAAGAAGTGAAGGAGGTCTTTATTCTGACGGAACCCTGCAAGTCTTAAACAGCAATCAACGTCCAAACTTTATGGTTAAATACTATGACCTGTTTCCTTATGGTCTGACGACCTTATTGTTTGACTCGACCCTTAAGGATTCAGATCCATTTACTGCAGAAGTAAAATTTAAATACACTTATTTTGAAATTGTAGACGCTAACGGAAACCCTTTATAAACTATCGATATGTTAAAAACATATCGATTTTCAGACCTCTAACGAATTAGAGGATTTACAGAAATACGGGTGGTTTATGGCACCCTGCCCGTAAATCACGTCAGGAACGCAAGATACAGGGAGTTTGCTTCTTTTGGCTATATTAAGAGAAGCATTAATGTCAGCATTGAGGATTTTACCATCACAGCCAACATAACGACCCCTTTGCCTTACACCATCTTTCTTTCCTGTACGGAAATCGATTTGTGATGTATAGGCTGGATTAACTGTTACTACTTTCTTTCCGACAAGTAGTGCCTTGTAGGTCGTAAATTCCTTAATCATATAATACGGAATTTGGGATTGTTTATTGTTAAACTTTTTTCCTCTTTTTGTATTTTGTTTGATACCCTTAAGGTCTTCAAAAACAATAACATTTCCAGAAGAAGTTTCAACAATTTGTTTAGAAAGACAATGTGCTCCGTGTTTAGAAAGATTTCTTTCTTTATTCCTTAATTTTCTAAGTTTTCTACGGATAGCCTTTGTTTTTCCTTTGCCTCCTTTACGAAGGTTATTTTTTGAATTTAGCTCTCTTTTCAAATAACGAACTTTTCTTTTTAATCCATTAAAATGTTTATCGCGAAAAATAATTCCATCACTTGTCACAGCAACACGGTTAATACCCAAATCGACTCCAGTTGAAGTTTGATTTGATACTAGTGTTTTTGTTGGACTCTTAAATGGAAAAGCAATCCAAATTGTATTGTCTTTTACAAATAATTTGGGGTCTGCTACCTCATAATTATTAAACATTTCAAGCAACTTGTCGTAAGACTGAAACTCAACTTGAACCGGATAATTCTTCGTGAGAGTTGTAATACGAATATTACAATTTTCTTTTAAAGAATATAATCTCTTGTCAAGTTGAATTGATAGTTTTTTACGAAATGGTGCTTCTGTAATCTCGTGTTTATTTGACTTTATGGATTTGAATGTAGACAGAACTGATTTTTCACTACGAATAATCATCTGTGAAGGGGCGGTCGGAAACTTTTCCTTACACTCATAATAACATTCATTGTGTATTGTCTTGAGTGAAAGAGTAGTTTTTCTTTCAAAAACAATTGAAGAAACAAAATTCCACACTTTTATTTCAAGAGCAAGCATATCCATTAAGGACTGATGTTGTTCTTGATTTAAGATAAGTTTGGCAGAATAACTTCTCAAAATTTTTCACTCAGTGAATACATTACTATTTAGTAAAATAAATACTTACGCATTCCTCCGCGATGCTAAATAAACGACAGTCGTTACTCTAGATTTATGAAACTAAATGAAATTGAGGCCATGTGGAAAGAGGATTCAGAAATAGATCCGGATAATCTACATGAAGAGGCTCTTAGAATTCCTATGCTTCACAGCAAATATCATGAGATCCAAAACAGATTTTATGAGCTAAAAAAAGAATTTGAAACCAAGTATAATAACTTATATGCCGAAAAGACTCTCTATTATTTGGGGAAGGCCGATCCAAAAGTATATGATGAAAAACCATGGCCTCATAAAATACTAAAAAGCGACGTTCCGATTTACCTAAATTCTGATGAGGACCTATTAAAACTAAAAGCCAGGGTTGATTATTGTTCTCATGTTATGGGATATCTCACTGATATCTTGAAGATGATTCACAATAGATCATTCCAAATCCGAGATAGCATCGAGTGGAGTAAATTCCGCGCAGGTCAGTAAATGTCTGATGTAATTATTGAAAAGAAGAACGAAGTATTCATTAAACTAGTCTGTGAGCCACATGTTCTTTATGAACTGGCTCCTTACTTTACCTTTGAGGTGCCTGGGGCCAAATTTTCTCCGGCCTATAAAAGAGGCGGATGGAATGGACAAATCTGTTTACTATCAAAAACAACCGGTGAAATTTATGCGGGATTGCTAGATAAGGTAATCGCCAAAATAAAGGCCTATGGGTATTCTTATGAGTTCAGAAATAGCAAATTCTACGGGTGTCCTTTTGAAATCAATGAAGAAATAACCAAAGAAGGTGTTTCTGAGTTCGTTAAGGCCATTGGTAAAAAATCTGGTCTAGATCCTTATGACTACCAGATTGATACTGTTTATGAGTGCCTGAGATATAATCGTAAAACAGTTCTGTCTGCAACTTCTTCTGGTAAGTCTTTTATGATTTACTGTATCTCAAAGTATTACCTAATGAAAGGGTTAAGGATTCTTTGCGTGTTCCCGACTACTAGCCTGATTCATCAGATGTATAAAGACTGGGCAGATTATGGGTACGACTCAGAAGAAAATATTCATATGATTTATGCTGGTCAAAATCATAAAACCGACATGCCCGTTACTTTTTCTACCTGGCAAAGTATAAGCGATAACCCAAAGTCATTCTATGACGATTATGACGTAATTATGGTTGATGAGTGCCATGGTGTAAAATCTAAGAGCCTGATCAACATTATGAAAAACGCCCATAATGTAAAATACCGTTTCGGTTTTACAGGAACTCTGAGTAATAATGATGACGGAAAGGCAGTTAATGAACTTACGATTACGGGGCTTTTTGGTCAATCATATAAGGCAATTAACACCAAAGAACTAATAGAAAAAGGAAGAGCGGCCCAATTAGATATCAAGTGCCTAGTTCTAAAACATAAAGAACAAAAATTCTTTACTTATGAAGACGAGGTTCAGTACTTAATTACCAACGAGAATAGGAATAATTACCTACGAAATCTTGCATTAAGTCTAAAAGGAAATACCCTTTTGATCTTTTCAAGGGTAGAAACTCATGGAGAAGTTCTTTATGATTTAATCAAAGAAAAGGCCGCTGATGGAAGAAAGGTATTCTTTGTTCATGGTGGTGTTGATGCCAAAGAAAGAGAAGCCGTTAGAGAAATTGTTGAAAGGGAAAATAATGCAATAATAATCGCATCGTATGGAGTTTTCAGCACTGGAGTTTCAATTAAAAACCTAAACAACATTATCTTTGGTTTTCCAAGTAAAGGAAAAATCAGAGTTCTTCAAACAATTGGTCGGGGTTTAAGAAAATCCAATACAAAGGATAAGTGTGTTTTATATGATATTGCCGATGATTGTGGAAAGAATTATACCTTAAACCACTTTATAGAAAGAGTAAAATTATACAATGAAGAAGAGTTTGAGTACGATATTTATAAAATAGATTTATAGTCTTTGAGATTCTAACCCGGTTACTTGAACTCCTCTATCAATCATATTTTTCATTGCGGCCTGGGCTATTTTTAATGTGAAATACACCGCAAACATTTGTTTTTCCATGTAAATGTACCCGACCTTGTAAAAATGAACTACCACTAATCTAAAGATTTTGTGGTTTCCTGCTTCATCGAAGTTGCCGCCAACTCGTTATGAGTTTTTGGTCTTACACTATCTCCACAGGCAGACACGGTAGTTCCTACCGCCAAAATATTCTTTGCCGCATTTATGTCTCTGTCGTGTTTTGTTCCACAATCAGGACAAGTCCATTCACGGACACTTAACGGCATTTTAGGTTGAATAGAACCACAAGACGAACAAGTTTTACTAGAAGGATACCATTGGCTAATAGCAACTAATTCTCTTCCGTACCAATTACATTTATATTCCAGAAAAGACCTAAATTGATACCAGCCTTGTTCACTAATTGCTCTTGATAATTTGCGGTTCTTGACCATGTTTTTTACTTTTAGGTCTTCAAGAACTATAACTTGGTTTTCGTTAACTAGTTTTCTTGAGACTTGATGATGAAAGTTTCTTCTTATGTTGGTAATTTTTTCATACTGTCTTGCGAATTTAATCCTTGCTTTGTTTCTATTTTTAGAACCCTTTTGCTTTTTGGATAGTCTCCTTTGTAAACGCTTGAGTTTTTGATACTCCTTCTTTAGGTCTGGAGATTTAATTTTGTCTCCATTAGAAGTTGTAGCAAATGTTGTAATACCCAAATCGATTCCAATTTGGTTTTGACTTTCAGGTAGAGGTTGAATAGAAGGGTCTTCAAGATTAAAAGACACATACCATTTTCCAGAAGGTTCTAATGAAATAGTAAGAAACCTAATTTCTTGATTTTGTGGTAGTTGTATATGAAATCTAATGTTTAATGGTTGTTTACTTTTAGCAATAAAGAACTTACCATCCTTTATCCTAAAAGCGGATGTGTCAAGACCTATTGAATTTTTTCCAGATTTCTTTTTGAAATTTGGATAGCCGCAATTAATCC